AGTCGCTCATAATCATCGCTTCTGGAACAGTAGATTGAGGGTTAACTGCCCGTCTGAGCAAGATAAACTTTTCAACCAAGCTTGTAGCAGTTTGAAGCTGTGACTGTAAGAGTTTCTTAGCCTGAAGTTCAGAACGCATAGATGCAACAATCGCATGAAAATTCATGTTCTTGTTTTTTTATAGTAATCCTTGTCGGATATTTTTGTTTTCAATTTTTATGGTTCCTTTTTTTAAGTTCTGGAGAATTAATATTTAAAGGTATAGTAAATATTATTTTTATATGACAGAAGAAAGTCAAAAAATAGTAAAGGAATTTTTAAATAAATGTTCTATCGTTTTTGAAGATTTTAATCAGTTGGATGGTATGTTAATTCCCCGAGATTTATTATTGTCAAAAGATAAATACGAAATCGTAAAAGATGATATTGATAAAATGAGAGAATTATATAGTAGTGGTTCATTAACATCTTTGCAAAAAACAGCAAAAGAGAATCAAAAGTGGCCATTATTAAATCTTGTTAGACAAATACTTAAAAGTAATAATTTTAAAATGGACCCTATACGAAAGAGTAACGGATACACAAAAGAAGGCAAAAAGAAATACCTAAGATTTTTTATTATAAAAAAAATAAAAAGCACTAAGGAAACCGAAGAAGTAGCTTCTATTTAGAAATATAATATATATTCTTATTTATATATATTATGTCACAAAATCTCACTCAACCTTTTAATATGGATACGGATATGGATGACCCACAACCACGTCATGACGCCTTGGAAGAGGCGCAACTACAGTCCGCATTAGCAGCATCGTTGTGGTCATCATCATCGCCATCATCGTCATCATCGTCATCGTCATCAGCAGCAGCAGAGTAACCAAAAGCAGCAGCAGAGTCACCACCAGCAGCTTCAAGTTATGGGGTTTCGAATATACGAACTCCTAATGTTAGAAAAATGAAACGAATACTTAATAATAGAGAAACACCAGATCCTCTTACATTTGACGAGGAAATAATAACATATCCAAGTACTTATAAGGATTACCAAAAAGAAGAAAAAAATATTGTAACAAGAAATTTTACAGGAGAAGAATGTTATAAAATTATAAGAATGTTAGATATTTTACATAAAACATTTAACCGTATATTACGTGTAAAAAGAGACCTGAAAACAGCTGCCATTGTAAATTCGTTATTAAATAACACAAACCTATATAATTATTTACAAAAAATACCAAATAAATCAGTACCATTATATGACGTTTTGTTTAAAAACGATCAAGGTATTATTATTTGGGATGTGAAAAGACAAGGTAAGAATGAAACTTTATGTTTAGCACAATTAGTTAATCCTAATTATACTGATGTAAGACTAAAACCTGCAAGAAATAATAATAAATCATTAAAAAAGGTATACAAAAAAAGAGAAGGAAATGGAGAATTAACTTTAGATGCCAATCAATGGTTATTACCCCCACAGTCTTCTTCTTCATCGGCGTCGTCATCTTCTGCTGCCGCCACTCAATACATAACTGTTCAAGATTATTTAAATAATTCTCAAGATTTTCAACCTTTAATTTTTGATGTATTAACAACACCAAAAGGTGGAGTTCACAGATTTTCATTAACAGAAGGTGAATTACAAATTAGAATATCAGAAAGTGGTGGTGAAATAATAGCCAAAGATACAGATGGAAATGACAGCTTCGATTTAAGTAAATTAGGAAAATATGACAATGTTCTTAAAACAATTCAATTTTTACCATTTTTTCAGACATACACCAGACAAGTAAAAACAGGAGTTTATAAACCTCACGGAGAAATTTCAAATCAAAAATCTTGGTTAGAAGATAACCCTGGTGGTGGAATTACACCAATAATTCACGAGAACGATGATCCAGATTCAACATATAATATGTATTGTGCTTTATGCGGAAGAGAATTAGTGAAAAAAGGTGATAGTTATGTGTGGGATGTTGACCATACATGGAATTTACCATTAGATACTGTAACTAATGTTATAAATAGTCCCGAAGGGTATTTTGATACACATGATACTTGTAATAGAACATTTAAAAGTGATAAGGTTTTTGTACCTAATATTGGTGTATGGAATAATTTATTCAAAGCTGCAAAGAATGAAGGATGGTCGGTGATGAAAAATAGTGGAGGTGCTGCGACCGCTGAACCAATGTATGTATGGCCTGGTTATGAATTGCCTGGTTTAAGTCATGATGATCCTCGTGTAAATAAAAAATTTAATATTGGTTATAAAGAGAATCCAATGCGTGAGGTAGCCTATTCTGGATTACAACTGACATCCCAACGCATAAATAAAGCAATTCAGGCAGAAGCGATGCATCACAAGGATATTAAACAAAATTGGGGAGAAATAGTTTTTAATGAATTTGATTTACAATTAAAATTTTTAAAAAGAACATTAAAATTAACTGATAGGTTGTTGATAACAGACGATGATGATGTAATTATAGATAATTTAGTATCTGGTTTTTTAAATGAAATAATATTATTGCAGGCAGCAGTTGAAAATATGGAACTTTATGAAAATATTATAGATCCAAGTGTAGCACTGGATGAGTATACGAGAGAAATTCAAGATTTAATTAAGCTAATAGGACCAAGTGAAGCTGCAAGAAGGGCGCTTGTCTTATCACTACAAAAAAGAATTATTAGTCCCTTCCACCTCGGCTATGGAGGTGATATGATGGCGCCAGGTTCAGTCGGTAGTGAAGGAAATGAAGCTATATATGTTCATTTAAAAGGAATATTGGAGGAGGCAGACAGTATTATGCAAGAAGCTTTATCACAACGGAGTGGTTCTGAGCCATTCCGTAATACGAAAGATAAAATAAGTAATTTTAATAAAATTATTGCGAATCAACCTAATATGAACTCGCAGCAAATTAGAACATTACAATTAAAAATCGAGAATATGGGAACTATCATCCAAGAAGCGAAAGAGAGAGAGAGAGAGAAAGAATTTTTAAAATTTTTGAAAGATATGGAACGAAAATTATGGAGAACTCGCGGATATCTAATAGATTTGATGAGTTTTAACAATGCGCACGGTGGGGAGACAACAAGCTCGCCTGGAAGAAAAATGACGAGGGATAGGAGCAGGAGCAGGAGCAGAAGCCGCGACCCACCTCTGTCTTCGTCGTCTTCGTCGTCATCATCGGCAGCAGCAGGAGCGGCTCCACGTAATACATGGGGAACAAATAGAAGAGGAAGAGGAAGAAGAAGAGGCGGAACAAGAAGATATAAAAAGAAAAAGAAAAAAACTAAAAGAAGAAATAAAAAACGAAGAAAGAAAACAAAAAGAAAGAGAAAACGAAGAAAAAGAACAAGAAGAAAAAAGTAATGCGTTTTAAAACATTATAATAATATATATACAATTATTATAATGGAAAATAAACAAGCAGTAGCAGTAGCAGTAGGAGTAGGTGCGGTAGGAACAGCATTAGCATATTTAGGATATTCTGCATATCAGAAAAAAGATAAGGTAGCTGATGTAGAAACCACAGAGACAGAAGCAAAATCTTCATGGTTATCAAATTTATGGAATAAAAGTGATGAAAAAGAAAGTTTATATAATGAGGTAGATGGAGTAGAGGATGTTCAATTAAAAGAAGCTATAAAAGAAGAGACAAATGTAAAAATAAAGGCAGCAAAGGCAAATAGTGCCTGGGGTAAATTTTGGCATGATAGCCATAAGGATATGAAAAAAGAAAAGAATGATGAGAATGAAGATAATTAATTTAATAAATTATATTAAACAATAAAATAAATAATTTATTAAATGTCGAGTAGAATCTCAAGTATGATATTGAATAATCCATCAGGTTTATTAGATTCATTTGTATCTTTGATGGGATTTAAATTTTTGGAATCTTCTATAAAATTTGTGAATGGTAAATCTATAAAAATGGCAAATAATTTTACAGCATTATTTCATGCGATTGGTGCGTCAGGTTTAACATTTAGTTATTTATTTTTATCACCAAAAAATGAAAGTTTATATTACGTATTTAAGACTTTTTCAACAGGATATTTTTTATATGATATGATTTTTTGCTTAAAAAATGTAAAGTCGCCACTAAAATATGTTTACTTATATCATCATATGGCATCTATGTATTATATTAATAGTGATACATTATATAGTGTGGAAGGTGTATTAGCATCAGAATTATCTAATATTCCATCTTATATTGTATATTATTTATTAAAAACAAAAAAGCCAAATGTAAAATTAATGAAAAATATTCAGTTTATAATATATTCCCTTATTAGATTACCGCTATTAGGATATTACTTATATTTGTCATATAAAAACATAGTAAATAAAAAGCCGGTTTATGCAATGACGCCAGTATATATTATGGGATTAATATGGTCAAAAAGTCTTTATAAGCAACTATAATTTAAATATTATAAATCAATAATATTTAAATGAAAAAAATAGGATTTTGTTTTTTGATATATGATGAGATAGTATTAGAAGAGTTATGGAATATATTTTTTAAAAATGTAGATATAGAAAAGTATGGTATATATATCCATTATAAAATCAATAAACCATTGAAGTATTTTGAGAATTATAAATTAAAAGAATGTGTTGAGACGAAATATGCGGATGTAACATTGATATATGCTCATAATTTGCTATTTAGGAAGGCTTTAAATGATGGATGTTATAAAATAATATCATTAAGTCAAAATTGTGTTCCTTTAAAATCATTTAATTACATATATAAATATTTAACTAAGGATTGTTATGGTCATTTTAATGTGATGCCAGATAGACAATGTTTTCCCAGATGTAATAATTTATTACAATTTTATGATAGAAGACATATAAAAAAATCATCAAATTGGTTTATTTTAAATAGAACTATTTGCGATATAATAGTAAATACAAAAAAAGAGTATATTGAAAAATATTACGGAAACATAGGTTCTCCAGAAGAGCATTTTTACATAACAACAGTTTATAAGAATTATTTGGAAAAAGAAATAAAAATGACTCCAAATTTATCAAATGGTGCGACAACATTTACAAATTGGCCAGATATGATGAATTATAAATATCCATTTAGACCAAATATAGGAGATAGAATGCCGAAACATTACAATAGTATAGATAAGGTGGAATTATTATATTTGATGAAAAGTGAATGTTTATTTGGTAGAAAATTTACAAAAGAATGTTATGAAAGTTTTGTAAATATAGAATATATGAATATGTTGAATGAAAATAAGGAAATGTATAGTAAAGGTTTTGAAAAAAAATTGGAAGAAACAGAAAAGTTAGATTTAAATCTTGGAAAAATAATGAGAAATATTTATAATCTAAACGTCATTGCCTGAAGAATCAGTGGTATCTGGAATATCTACAACAGTTTCTTCTTTGGTTGATTCACCGATAACAATTTCAATATTGGGTTTAGGTGTTTTGAATAAAATAGTAGGTGTAGAAGGTTTATCATCATTATTATCACTATCACTACTGCTATCACTATAATCACTAATAGCTTGAGCAGTTTGGTTTAATGAGCCTAATAATTCATTCATGGATTCTTCAATGTTAGTGACACTAAATTTATTTTTGATAAGTTCTTTTTTAGTTTGTTTTTGAGCTAATTCAAGAATTTGTTTAACTTCGTTATCTCGTTTTTTTTGCGAATCTTCAAATTCTTTTTTAGCTTGGTCTAATAAAGCCTTTCTTTCAGCATCTTTTTGTGCGATAATTTTTTTGACAGCAACTTCTTGTTCTAATGCTTCTTTTTTAGCGAGTGCTCTTTCAGCTTTAAGTTTTCTTTTTTCTTCTGCGGCATTATCTCTATAAATCTTGATAGGTTTAATATCAAGAATTTCAGGTCTAAAGAATTCATATCCACTTTTAATTTTATTACCGGAAGCGTCTTTTTCAGGTTCAGGGAATCTTTTTACGAAAGCAGTAACAATATCTTCTGGTATATCAGGACTTTGTTCAATAAGTCTATCTAATTCGGCTCTACAATTAGAAATAAATACTGAGCCATCTTCAGTTCTTTCTTTAATAGGTAAGCTAAGTTCAACACTAATATTTCTGGAAAATTTAGAATATGCGATACTGGCGGCTCTGTGTCCTTCTAATAATTCACTAACTCTTAAGAATTGACTAACAGTAGTAATAAGACCGGCTGATAAATTAAAAAATCCGATACCGAGAGGAACATAAGCTTTCCATGCATCTGGAAATGAGCCTTGTGCGAAATTAGCAGTTCCAGTAACAGTGCTTATGATAATAACTGGTAGAGCAAACCACATATTTTGTTTATCAAATTTTTTAAAAGATTTATCGTGTAAATATCTATAGGAAGAGCCAATTTCACTCCATCGTTTAAGAATAAGTTCTTGTTGTCCATGCCAGACAGGTAATTTATTTGGGTCTTTATTTTTTGGAGTATCAGGTATGCTAATTTTGGGAGTTCCGCTCATTTATATATTCTTTATTTTTTATTTTAAAAAATGATAAACGCGTTGATTTTTTTCTAAATATTCTAAAATATATATATAACTTACTTAAAATAAGAAAAATAATTTATGTAAATGTTCTGGGGGTATCCGGACGCGAGTATATCTTTCTGTGAAGATAAATATGTAAAGAATGATTATGTTGCGGAATATTATAATACGATATCAGCTTTTTCTTACATATTGGTAGGTATATTTTATTATAAAACAAAATTAAAAAAGATAGGAAAATCTATAATTTTATTGGGAATAGGAACAGGAGCATTACATTGTACATTAAGATATTATGGTCAAATAATAGACGAGGGTGCTATGTTAATGTTAAGTTTTAATATAATAAATAAAATAAGAGATAGACAAAATTTACAGGAATTTTCAAATATATATTTATATTTTTTAGTTTTTTTTTATTTAGTATTTAACGCAAAGTTTTATATATTTTTCAGTATATTTTCATCTCTTCAAATTTATACATATTATTTGATAAAAAGTAGAGTAAATAAAGCGAATTCAAATAGTAATATTTATATTTCATCGTATATTAATTTTTTTATATTTTCCTTTTTTTGTTGGATATTAGACAACTTATTTTGTGAATATGTAAAACATTTATATTTACACGCAATATGGCACATAGGAACAAGTATATCTTTATTAGTAGGTTTAGTGCCATTTTTGATTAATTAATATTATATTTAGTTATAATATATGTGGCAAATTATATTAGGATTTGGTGCGGGTGTTTATGTTGGAACAAATTATGATTGTAAGCCTACTATAAAATTTATTCAAACGTGTATAAAAAATAATATTCCAAATGATATGGTTCCAAAAAAACAGAAAGAAAGAGATAACAAGTAAAAAATAAATAATTTACATTAAATACTTAAAAATTTATAAGTATTTAATATAATGAGTCAAAGTGAATTACTTGAGAATGTGAAAACGTGGTTAGAAATTGATAATCAAATAAGAGGATTACAAAAAGAAATCCGAGAAAGAAGAAAAATGAAAAAGGATTTAACACAAAATTTAGTAGGAATAATGAAGACGCAAGATATAGATGCGTTGAATGTGCCAGATGGTCAATTAATTTATAATAAGACAAAAACAAAATCAGCATTAAGTAAGAAGCATTTACTAACGTCTTTAGCTACTTATTTTAAAAATGACCAACGTATGGTAGATGAATTAACAAAATTTATTATGGATAGTAGGCAAGAAAAAGAAAAAGAAAATATAAAAAGGAAAATAAAAAAATAACTATTAGTAATATATAAATGAAGAAATCAGGTAATATAAAAATTCGTGCAATAGAAAAAAAAGAGGAGTCAAAATCAGGAAAAATATATACAAATAATTATTATTCATATAATATCCATAGACATATAAAAACAGATTATCATAATATTTCTTTAGAAAAGGGAGAAAAAATCCATATATGTTGTTTTGATATAGTAAAAAGTCGTGCAAATAAAATTATATCAAAACCATTTTTACGATATTTATTATATAAATATCCGGATGATAAAAATTCGATAGGAAATTTGTGTGTATTTCCTTTTACAAAATATAAGTCTGGAGAGATTTTACAAATAGGAAAATCATTAATAAAAAAAATATTTGATAAAAATGAGGAACCATTGGGATATATAAAAAATGATGATGGAGTTTTTTTATTTTACAATATAGAATTTGAAACTATAATAGTAAAAATGATTAATAAAAGAGAGTCGTATATATGGAGTCTAATAGATGAAATTTGTAATTTTAAAAAGATAATAACATTTCCAATTCATAATTCAGTAACTAAACTTTTTTTAGAAAATCCGAAATTAATATATTTAAAGGATAAAAATAATAAATGTATTGAAGTACCAACAGTAGTATATCATGGAGGAAGTCAAGAAATAATAAGTTACGTGGCAAACTTAGGAATGAGAGCGGCGACAGTTCGACTGTTTGGACCATATTACTACTTTACAGATTTCAAAAACAGTATAAGAGCAGGAGGTTGGTCATCAAATTATGAAAAGATAGAAATGTTTGAGAAATTAATAACAGATTCAAATGGAAAATTTAATCAAGGAGGTATAGTAAGATTTGCATTATTTTTAGGAAATTATAGAGTAATATTGGATAGACCAAGTGATCCAATTTATTCATATGTGAAAGGATTACATGATGATTCATTATCTAAAAAGAAAAAAGATAAATTAATAAAGAAAAATAAAGGAAAATGGACATCAAAATATGATTCTTTGCAAATATCAAATTATAAAAATATGAAAGGTTCGGGTTATTTTTTACACAATACGGAATATATAACTAAGCAGTACGATAATTATATATCATTATCAATACATTTAATTGATAAAAAAACATTAAAGGGAAATTACGACCCAGATTATGATTTTTATGATATATTATAATGTAAATAATATATATCAATGAATAAACTTGTAATAATTATAATAGCATTTATTGTAATTAATGGTGGATTTTCATTATTAGGGTTTATTGTTCCTACAACACCAATAGATAAAATAGCACCAATACAGTTATGGGTAAATGCTTTATTAGTTTTTTGCAGTTTTCTACCAAATAGACGTGCTGAATATTTAAATTATATTTAAGTTGATTTACAATAGAATATAAAAATTGATTTTAACATAATTTATTATAAATATATTAAATTATGGAGAAACGTATTAATAGTAAGCATAGAATTTATCTACAAACATTTAAAGACAAAATTAAAGAATTAGTTGGAAATACAAATTGTAGTAATGAATCACAAAATCAAATTTTGCAATTTGTTTATGATTATCAGCCTTTACATTTTGATAAATGTGATTTTAAAAAAAGAAAGAGAGTAAAAAATATAGTGCCTTTTTTCGAAAGATGTTGTGCTTTAAGAGCAAATAAAGAACAATGTACGAGAAGGCGAAAAAATGATGAACGGTTTTGTGGAACACATATTAAAGGTATTCCTCATGGTGAAATCAATGAAACAACAGAAAAACCAAGTCATTCCAAAAAAGTAGTTCGTGCTCAGGATATTAAAGGAATTATTTATTACATCGATGATGATGGAAATGTATATGAACCACACGATGTAATGAATAACGTAATAGATCCTAAAATTATCGCAAAGTATTTAGAAAAAGATGGTGAATATAGTATTCCATCATTATTTTAAATTATAAAGTTAAATATTTAAAATGAGATTTACAATGAGATGAATTATTAAATTTTTTCTTACATTGACATGTTTTACCTTTATTTTTTCCACGTCTAAAAACGTAAGCACAAGTATTATGATATTCTTGATTGGTTAAATCTATAATAACATTAGCTAAGGGGGAATTTACAAATTCGTTAAATAGTTTTTTCTTTTGATTATGTGATTTTTTAGTAGCTCTTTTATTAATAATTTTTTCATGAGAAGGACAATATTTGTTAAAACATTTTTTGTCACAGACCAATCCCTTTTTTTTACCAGAAACAAATTGATATAAACATTTATTAGGTTTGAATTGTTTAGAAGGAGGCCAATTAATACCAGTAATTTTTGCAAAATTTCCGTAATGAGGTAATAATCCATTTTGAATATTTCTACAATAAGGGCATTTGATTTGGTTACTTTTTAATTTTTGTGTTTCTAAATGACTATATCTTTTTTGATTTTTTACTTCACTGAAAATAGATTTGTAATTAAATTTATGCCCACACGATAGAGAAATATGATTACAATCTAATGGTAAATTTGATATTAAACACGTATTTACTTCTTCTTCTTGAGATGTGGAATCGTTTTGGCATAATAATTCTAATAATTCCTTATTAAATACAGACATTTCATTATTGTAAGATAAATATTGCATTATATTTTATTAAATTATTCTCTTTATATGATTTATACAAACTCTATGAATTTAGGTTCAATGTGGAATAATAATAGCAAAAAATTTAGAAGTAATACTACTAATAAAAAACAAATATTTAGTAGTGTAAAAAGTTCAAAACCAATAATAAAAAATACAAATCAAAAAATAAATAAAACGATAAGACCAGATAGTCGTGGTTATTGGGGTAATCCAACTTGGACGTTATTTCATACAATAGCAGAAAAGATAAATAATAGTTATTATATCAATAATTATATAATTGTATGGAATTTTATAAAAGATATATGTAATCACTTACCGTGTCCATTTTGTAAAAGACACGCAGTAAATTATCTGAAAACTGTAAATATAATTAATATAAAATCAAAGGAAGGATTAAAGAAAGTTTTATTTGATTTTCATAATCAGGCAAATAAAAATTCAAATAAAAAAATGGAAGATATAAGTATTTTAAATAAATATAAAAATGCGAATGTTTCAGTAGCATTTCAATATTTCGAGAAACGATTTTTTCGGTCATATATAGGAACACGTCAATTCAATGATTGGATAAATAATGCATTAAAAGAAAGATATAAAGAATTTTGTAAAACAATAAATGATTTTATATGATTATTATATTTTATTATTCTTCTGGTATTTCTTCAGATTCTTTACCGGAGTTATCATCATAAACACATTTAAATCTTTTTTTAGAATCAACAGAACATGTTTGCATTCCAAATGGTCCTGAAAAAAAGAATAATGAGCCTGTTTGGTCAGGTTTTTTTCCATAAAATTTTGGATTTAAGACATGTTCAGCCAATGCCCACCATAAAGCACCCATTACGCCTCCAATTGTAGCACCAACAGCAATATCTTGCCAACGGCAACATTTTTTCATTAACTGTTTCATAGCATCCAAAAAGCCGAAAGCTCCTAATAATATAATAGTTAAAACAACTTTTACACTTCCAGATTCAGGATTATCCATCATCCCTTGTAATAATACAAAAACAAACGTAAAAGCATGGAATATAGAATTAAATGAAGGCATAGAAAATGCTCCATACAAAGTATTTGAGTATGGTTGAATAAAGAGAGAGCACATATCTCTAAAATTTGGTCCTTTACTTGAAGAATTTTTTTTAGTCCACCAACTTCTTTTGGAAGAATTACTTTTATTTGCATCCATTCTCATTTTATTATAAGCTTCTTTATTAGTCATTCCCCCATCACTAATTAATTTTCTGAATGTTTTGTCTGCACTTTTCTGCGTAGCGGTTGCGTAAACTGTACGAACCATTAAACCTAACCCCCATTGTGATAAAAGAGCACCAATTAACCAATAAATACCAGCAAGTGTTCCTTGAAAACTACTATAAAGTATAAAAAAAGTGGATATAAAAAGTGGTCCTAATAACACAAAAAGATTTATAACATTTCCCGGATCAATTGATAAATTAAATAAACCCATTAATTAATATAATATATTATTATATTATATTTATTCAAATACTATATTTAAAACATCTTTAATATTTTTTACAGATGTAAATGTAACATCATCTGGAATAGTGTTTTTATCCTTATATTTTTCAATAAATTTATTATAATCTTTCTTATTGTCTTCTGGAAATATAAAGCTTTTAACTCCTGCTTTTATTCCTCCTAAAATTTTTAAATTTAATCCCCCAATAGCAGATACTTTACCCTGAAGATTGATTTCACCAGTAATAGCTACATTTTTTTTTATAATTTTTTTATTTAATAGACTATATATAGCTATAGTAATAGCTGTTCCTGCAGAAGGTCCATCTTTGGGAACAGCACCTTCTGGACAATGTATATGTATTCCTTGTAATTTTGTTTTTTCAAATTCTTTGCAAAGTGACTTTTGCTTTTTTTTATCAGTTAATTTCCAAGCAAGAGTCTTAGCTACGTTCATACTTTCTTTCATAACATCTCCTTGAAGACCAGTTAATTTTAAGTCCATAAAATTAGTGGATGGCCAATAAAAACATTCAATAGGTATTATACCACCCATTCCAATACTATTAGCCCAAAGTCCATTAATAATTCCAACACAAGAATTATTATGTATAGTTTTATGTATAATTTCGTGTTTTTCTTTTAAATAATTGAATTTAATATCTTCAATAGTTAATTTAATAGGTAATTCATATTCTTTATCTTGATTTAAAATTCCCAAATTAATTTCACTTATGATTTCGTATAGAATTTCTTTTAATTTTCTTACACCAGATTCAGATGTATAATTTTCTATAATAAACTTAATAACATCATTAGTTAATAATATAGAATCATTAATTCCAATTTTTTCATACAATTCTGGCAATATATATTTATTAGTAATTTCGAGTTTATCATATAAAGTAAGATGGTCAAATTTAACACGATGTATTCTATCTAACAAAATTTTATCGATAACATTAACATCATTATATGAAAATATAAATAAAGCCTTACTCATATCTAAATCGATACCACTAAAATATTTGTCCTGAAAGCTTTCGTTTTGTGTAGAATCAATTAAATGCGTTAAAATTCCAATAATTTCCTTACCGTTTTCTGTTTTACTTACTTTATCTAATTCATCAATAAATATAATGGGATTCATGCATTTATTTTCCATAAGTATATCTACGATTCTTCCCCATGTAGAACCAACATATGTATAATTGTGACCTGAAAGAGTACTTCCATTACTTGAACCACCTAATGCAATAAATGAAAATGGACGAGTATCACCATTTGCATCTTTTAAGCATTTTGCAAGACCTTTTCTTGCTAAAGAAGTATTATGAGTTACTGTAAAATCACCTAATAAAAATCTGGAATTACCATCTATTTGGAACCCATAATATTCATCTTTTTCTAATGGAATTACTTTAATACCAGTATTTAATACATTCTTTATTTGTTTTCTTTTATTTGCTTTTTTTCTTTGTACTTTGACAGGAATATATTCAACTCCTTTACCGTGAATAAATGTTCTATAATATATTCCTGTTTTTTTTTCACCTTTGTATAAACAACTTTTTTCACATTTTGTTTTATATGCTGCAAATCCCAATGAACGAGCTAAAAATATAATATCATCCAATAATGTTTCATTCTTTTGAATAATATCATAACCGCCATTACAGTGTAATGAACCATCGCTGTCTATGATTCCTGCTAATAATTCTAACTGGATATCTTTACTATTACATTTATAAATATGTGGTATATGTTTGTTATTTAATACTTTATAGCGTCTTAACATATTTAATACATAGTTTCTATTATCTTTCATATTACCACCTTTAATAGATGTAGTCATTCTATATGAAATTTTTGTATTTCCTATTTCTTTTAATAAAAGGTCGTGTTCCTCACAATAATATCTAAAATATTCTAACACAGGTTCTTCAATACTTGTTATTTCGGGTTTACTCGATGTTCCATCTCCTAACCAATATCCTAATACATATGGATCTAAATCAACTTTCTTTTCTGGAAATTCAACAGGAACTCTGTAACCTTTCAAACAATCTTTTTGACTTTTTGGTAATTTCAAATAATCCTTAATACAAATATCAACAATATCATTTTTCCAGTATTTTTTTCCATTTATTAACTGGTGTCCGCCTATTGCTTCACGAGCTCCGCTGTAAGATTTACCTTTTTTTGTCATTTTAAGAGATAAAATATGTGATTCATTTACAACATAACTATCACCTTTAACAGGTTTAATTTCATACATTTTTTCCCTACCTCTTCCCAAAGCCAATACATTTCTGGATGTTGAATCATCGCCCATTAATTTATCTCCTAATTTAATATTTTCAACTTTTTTAATTTCACCATTTGAGAGCATAATAGGTGTACCTTTTTTTAGACATTTACCGACACCTGGTGGTCCTTCAAACCCAAAACAATATCCTGATTGTTTTCCGGTAATCCATTGACCAATTACACGTTCAATATGTCTTTTAGCTTTAGTATGTCCATATATAGATTCATTTAATACAGTTTTTACATCCTTAATTGTATCAGTAACAGTGTTCCACTTATTTAAAATATTATTTACATTATTTTGTATATTTACATTTTTATAAATAGGAAAATAATTAGGATATTTTTTGATAATATCATTTAATATTACGGGATAATCTGTTAATTTACTAAAAAAATTTGCGATATTTTCTTTCATATATGCATTTTTTTTTCCAGAATGTAAAATTTTTAATTGTTTTAAATTATTTTTTTTCACAATACTGTTGATTAAACAAATTTTAGCAATTAAATTATCTCTTTTTCCAGTAATAAAATCATTTTTTAATTTGTCTATAGAATTAGTTTGTGATTGTTCTACATATGAATTTTTTAAATAATTTAAATGTTTTATAATTTCAATGGTTGAATAATTTTTTTTTATTGGAATGATAATATTTTTATCATTATATGATATTTCTTCAATTAAACTTTTAAAGTCATCATTAATATCTGTCATAATTGATAAGATAGCTTCTTTTTTATATATTCCAAATGGTATTTTTAATAATCCATCTAAATATTGTCTTGCTTTAGAACCAGAATCTTCAGATTTAGCTTTGACTTCTTTTAATTTTAACATAGCTTTTTCTTTTACAGTATCACTTGCTTTTAATAAACAAATTTGTTGTTCTATAGGAATTTTATTAATATCAAATTTGGATAAATTTTTTGTATATTTAATAGTAGTTTTCATAGCATCTCTAAAATATTTTTTGATTGTCCAAGGAAGACTATCAAATAATATAGTCTGTTCAATAGTATCAAAATTTCCATTCATTTCAGTAGATAATAAATCATATAATAAGTAAGCTAAGTATTGGAATTCTGGATCACCATATTTCATTAATAATTGTATTAAAAATTTTCTCTGTCCATACAAATCGCTTGATATGAACTCTTTAACTATCTGTGATATAGTTTTTTTTTTTAATTAAATTTGTTTGATTTGTATATCCAACATATCTTTGATACAATTCTTTATTATTATATACTAATAATTCTTTCAAGGTTAATGCATTACAAAAACGTGAGAAATCTTCTACTAAAAATATAGGATCTTGAGGTTTATTTTGTTGTATTAATTTTAATTTATCTTGTAAATATGTTAAATTCATACAATTTATTATCATATCATCTGTAATAGCAGATATTATCATGGTTTTTTTATTTACAGAATCTTGAAATATAATTTTTATTCCATATACTTTTGTTTGGAATTTTTTTGTTGTTCTGGCTAAATCAAAACAATCTAAGGTTTCCGAAGTTTCTACCAACATAAAATCTTCAATTATACGATTCTTTGCTAATTTTTTTTTAATTTTTTCATTTTTTTTATTGTCATCAACTTTCCAATCTAAAACTTTATAATTAATAGGGTGTATATATTTTTTTACTACTTCATATAAAGAAGAATTATTTTCTTTTATATTATCATTAATATATTCGCTTCCAAAGCAAACATCTAATACATATTCAATACTTTTTGTACCATATAATCTAAAATTTGATGATAAATCATTATTTATTTGTTGTAATTTATTAATAATATCATTGAAATCTATTAAATTTTTTTTATTTGTTAATAAAGTAATAATATTATTTGTTGATTCATATAATTTTTCCAAATTTTGAATACAAATATTCAATTCACCGGCATCAATAATATCAAGTAATTTGTATTTTTGAACATATAATATAGTATCTTGAATTATATTTTGATAATATTTTGTTTTTTTACAACAAGAGCTTCTAGATGTTGATTTTTTCTTTTTTTTATTTTTTTGTTTTGGTTCTTTTTTTAAAATTTTTTTATTTTTCATTTCTTTCATTTATAATATATTGTTATTTTAATATTTTTCTAAAGTACATAACAAAAATGACGATTTATATAAATAATAAAAATAATATAAGAAAAAAACATCGTATATTAATAATTATGGGAGTTCCAAGTTATTTTTCTTATCTTATTAGAAATCATAAAGAAATGCTGATAAAAATATTTAACTTCAAAAAACAAATAAATAATTTGTATTTTGATAGTAATTCTATTATTTATGATGCTCTTCGAATTCTTTCAAAAGAATATGATACATATAAAAATGACGATTTATTTGAAAATGAATTAATTAATATGGTATGTATTAATATTGAAAATTATATAAATGATGTCAAGCCTAATAAAAAAGTGTTGATTGCTTTTGATGGTGTAGCACCAGTTGCTAAGTTAGAACAACAACGAACCCGAAGACACAAATCTATGTTGGAAAAAAAAGTTATGAATCACATTTCTGGAGAGAAAAATGAATGGAACAAAACAGCTATCACTCCAGGAACTAATTTTATGAATAAATTAAACACTAATATTAATAATTATTTTAAAGGGCAAGAAAAGAAATATGGATTGGAAGAAATTATTTTTACTGGGTCAGATGAACCAGGAGAGGGGGAACATAAACTTTTTGGCTATATTAGAGACCATAAATGTCATCAAAATGAGGTAACAGTTGTATATGGATTAGATGCCGACCTTATTATGCTTTGTTTAAATCATCTTAGGATTAGTAAAAATATTTATCTTTATAGAGAAACTCCCGAGTTTGTAAAATCTATTGATAGAAATATCAACCCCGATGAAAGTTATTTATTAGATATACCATACTTATCACAAAGAATTATTTTTGAAATGAATGGTTTTAAAAAACCATCATCTACCCAAGAAACAAATAAGTTATATGATTATATATTTTTGTGTTTTTTCTTAGGTAATGATTTTTTACCACATTTTCCTTCTGCCAATATAAGAACAAATGGTGTGGATATTATGTTAAACGCTTACAAGGATACTATAAGCAAAACAAATCAAAATTTAACTAATGGTAAAGTTATTTACTGGAAAAATGTTAAAAAATTAATTAAATTTCTGGCAGATAATGAATACGATAATTTAATTAACGAATATAAAATAAGAGAAAAATGGGAAAGAAGAAAATCACCTTTTGAAACTATTGAAGATAAGAAAAATAGATATTTGAATATACCTACAAAAAACAGAACAGTTGAAAAATATATTAACCCTTATGAATCATTTTGGCAAAAAAGATATTATGACGCACTTTTCGACACTGATGAAAGTTTTGAGTTTAAAAAACAAGTAAGCATAAATTATATGGAAGGATTGGAATGGGTTATGAATTATTATACATCCGGTTGTATTGATTGGAGATGGCACTATAAATATAATTATCCACCATTATTTAAGGATTTATTGAAATTTATACCTGTATTTGATACAGTTATGATTGAACCCAACGACCATAAATCCGTTATACCTGAAGTTCAATTATCATATGTTTTACCTATTGAAAGTCTTCATTTAATTCCAAATCAAATAGGTGAAAAATTACTCAAGGAAAAAGAAGAATATTACACCAATGAATATAATTTGAATTGGGCATTTTGTAAATATATGTGGGAAACCCACATTAAGCTTCCTTATATTGATTTGGAAGATTTAGAAGAATTTATTAAAATTGAAAAATGATATTAACATATAATTATATTATACTTATGAATAATACAATTACATCAAATTATGAACATTTAAAAGATTTTTATGATAACAATTTGAATATAGATAAAAAAACTTTTAAAACAAGTAATGATGAACCTACTCCAATTACTTGTGTTGAAGAAATGATTAACAAAATTCCAAATAAATTTTGGGGAAAGGAAAACTTGAAAATATTAGATCCATGTTGTGGGAATGGAAATTTTCATGCTGTAATTTATCAAAAATTAGCACAACATCATACACCTGATAATATTTTGGAAAAAATCTTACATTTTAATGATATTAATGATTTAAGAATTCAAAATGTGGAAAATATATTTCAAAAAAATATATATAATTTAAATATTACAAAACAAGATTTTTTAGAATATCCTGAATCTCAAAAATTTGATTTAGTTGTAGCAAATCCACCATATGCAAAATTATTACCCAATGGTAAAAGAGCATCAAAAAATCATAATTTAATTAAATCATTTATTGAAAAAACATTAAAATTATTGAATAAAAACGGTTATTTACTTTATATTACCCCAGATAACTGGATGTCATATGCCGATAGAAATAAACTTATTGAACAATTAACAAGTTTAAATATTATATATTTAAATATTCATACAGCAAAAAAATATTTTAAAAAAGTAGGGTCAAGTTTTACTTGGTATTTGATACAAAATACAAGTTCAAGGAAAACATTTTGCGTTGAAGGAATTTGGAAAAAAAAAATATATAAGAGTACGGTTAAAAGTGAAGAACGCAAATATATACCTTTATATTACAATAAAATTATACAAGGAATATTACGTAAAACACTTGATGCTGATTTACCAAAATATAAGATAGAAACATCAAGTGATTTACATAAATACACAAAAAAAAAATTAATATCAAATATTAATGACGACGAACACAAATATAGATTGATTCATACACCAAGTCAAACTGTATATGCCAGTAGACCTCACAAATATCAAGATGGATATAAAGTATTTATAAGCACTACAACTTATTATAAAGTCTTTGTAGATAATTGTGGTATGACTCAATCTATAGTATTTATTAGATGTGAAAATGAAGAAAAAGCTAATCAAATAAAAAAAATTTTAGAACATCCATTGTATGTATTCCTTAATAATATTTGTAGATATGGTAATTTCAATAATATAAGAATATTACAATCATTTCCTGTTGTAAATTCATATGAAACAGTTATGGATGATTTAAAACTAACAGATTTTGAGAAAAAATTTATTATGAAACAAGCCAAGTAATGTATTACAATATTTAAGAAAATTGATTTATTTTTTTCTCGACATATAATCATCATTCAAAGATGTCAAGTTCAAAGACACAAACCCTATTGGAAATAATGAAAGAAGAAGAAATTGTTGAAGAAACCTGTTTGATGGACGGGATGAACTGCCAGACGATAGTTGATGATACTGCTACTGGTGGAGAGTCCAAAGGTGAAGAGTCTAAAGATTGTCGGGATGAGGACCCATTTAATGATGCGGAAGCTCGTGCAAAATGGTCAAAATACCCACAGGTAACCACTCAAGAGACAGCTTCTCTAAGAATTTCGTTTGACGAATTCAATCAATTATGCGAAGGAGTCTTTCAACCTGGAGCAACTCTCTTTCTGGATAATGACCTAAAACCAAATGGTGAGAAGAAACGCCAGACAATCATCAAAGCAGTTGCTGACCATCCAGACTGGAATAATGAAGTTGAAGCAATTTACGCAATTGTGCGTGATGGTAATATTATGAAACTAGGTGGAACACGCAACGGAATGAAAAAGCGATGGGGTTCTTACAAATGCGGTCACTGTGTTCCACAACGGTTACAGAAGAAAAACGGAGAACCATTTCCAGGAAAAATGTCGGTCACTAACGCCTTTCTCTACCACACCATCGAAGATGGTCTTCTGCAAGGGGAAGAGTGGAAGTTCTACATTTGGAAATTGCCAACCGTCCAAGTAACTGTTGATATTCTTGGAACACCAACTACCGTAATCGCACAAACTTACCACGCATATGAATCAAAAATTATGCAGAAATTCTCTCAAATCGCTGGCGATATCCCAGTCCTCTGCAATAACGCCGACCCAAATTATCGTTAATAAAATATATATATATATAAAAAATCTTATTTTTTTATTTTAGAAGACTTTATTAAAAATATCTAAATTAATTATATATGTCACTAAAGAGAGGGAAAAAAAAGAAAAAGAAATATAGGAAGAACATTATCTCTGGGTAATAATTCAAGAAGTGTATCTGAATCAGAATCAGAAGCAATTACGGAATTACAGAAAATTTTTAAAGGTACGGAATATCCGTTAAATAATCCTACGTTAAAAGTAATAAGCGAAGATGTATATTTCAAACCTATTAATAATGTAGTAATTGGAGGAAAAAGAAAAACACGACGTAAAAAGCGTAGAAGAAAAACAAAAAAAAGAAGAAAATAACAATTTAAATAAATAAAATTATTAAATGTATAATGCCTGGTAATATTATACATTTAACAACACGTAAAGAGTTACAAAAAGTGATAAATCAAAATGATGCGTTTATTATTGATGTTACAGCTACTTGGTGTGGTCCTTGTAAAAGTTTAAAACCGCTTCTTCATGAATATTTTGAACAAATTAAGGAAAAATTTGATTTGGTTATTATAGATGCAGATGACGGAAAAGATGCAACAAGTTATTTAAAAGTTAAGTCATATCCAACACTTATTAGTTATGTAAATCACGAACGCAGTGAGTGCTTAGTAGGATTTGATGTTGAAGGATTGAAACATTTTATAGTGCAAAGTTATAAAAAAGCTGTTTATGCTTAATATAATTTAATAGTTTTATTTAATCTTCTATTAAATTTCCTTACTGATTTATTTTTTTTCTGTTTATTCAATAATTTTTGTATATGTTTCAATCTATAATCTGCTAATTGACCTCTTGATAATTTACCTCCACCTTTATTCATAGGATTCGTAACAGGAGTTTTTGTTTGTTTTTCTGTCTGTTGAATTTCTCTTGCAATTCTCTTAAGTCTTCTAAGTACTTTTTCATTATTTCTTAAAATTCTTTCTAATTGTATATTTCGTCTATTTATAATTACTGCAAAATTTCCGTGTCTTTTTCTTGTTGAATTATCTTTTTTTCGGTCTTTAGACGTTTTGATATATTTTCTCGTTTTCTTTTTCCCCTCAACTAATTCCATTTTTTGTTTTTTTATAAGGTCTTTTAATTTACTAATTTGATATGCTAATGCAGAAGGTGTTGTTTTTTCTTCTGCTTCTGCTTCTACTTCTGCTTCTACTTCTGCTTCTAAGGCAGCAAATTCATTATCTACTTCTTCTGGGGTTAGAGTTTCTTCTTCTTTTGCTTTTGCTTCTGTTTCTAAAGCAGCAAATTCTTTTTCTTCTTCTGGGGTAAATTTACATTCTTTACTTTCATCACAAGTAGTTATTGATTGTGGTCCAAAAAGTAGTTCAATTTCTTTACTTGATACGTGTTGTTCTTCACTTGTCATATTATCAATTCTTTGTTGATCAGTGGTGGTCAATTCAAATGGATTTTTTCCTTCCTCTATTTGCATCAAAACTAATTTCTTTTTTAAATATCTTAATTGACTTTCAGAAGCTCTAACTTTTTCTTTGGCACCTTTCGTATCGTGTTGTCTATATTTTTTAATACATTTTTCTAATGCGTCTATAACATTTTGACTTTTTTGTGGGTCACATAATTTTTTAACCCAATCTCCTTTTTTTGGACAATTATTTTTTAACATTTTAACATCTCTACATGTTTTACTACTACCTTTACTCTCAGAACCATTATTATAATCATCACTATTAACTTCATCCAGAATATTAGACTTAGGAATGTGTGGAAGAGTAATATATTTTGATTCTTGCCATGTTTCTTCATATGGGATGTTCCACAATGAATTGTCATATAATATAAAATCAACTGGACAAGCAGGCATATCAGTTATATTAGGTGTTTTATTTAGAAAATAAGTTAATAATTTGTCAAATTCATTACCGTTAAAAAATTTAATTATAACATTGTAATCATTTATTGCATCTGTGGTATAAGACCATTTATTAATATCCTGATAACCTAATAAACTGCAAGATGAGTTTATATCTTCCATACCTTTTCCCCATTGTTTAAGTTTATTTTCATCAATAAATTTTTCAGACATTAATAAAGATTTATTATTTGTCTTATATCCATTTTCATTGTGATTTAACATAGCAAAAGTGCCATTAGGGGAAAAAATAAAATTTAATCGCTCTGCAAATTCATTCATTTTTAGATGGTCTTTTTTTTTTATTTCTAATCCTAAATCAATATTTAAAGGTAAAGCATCTCTCACTGCTGTTACAAACGGAATATTATTAAATGTATAATCATTTTCAGGTAATTGAGCAGTAAAAGATATAAAAAATGTTGTAAGTAAAGAAAGTATATTATGATTTTTTAAAAAATTACCATAAATATTTTTTAGTATGTTTAAGTCAGTATTTCCCATGATACCAAAATTAATTAATTTATTGCTTTTTCTTTTAATTTTATCAATATATTCTTTCTTCTTCCCACCCATATCATATAATAATAAAGCAATAGTTTTATTTAATATATTGAATAAAAATTGCAATACATTTGGATGACTCAAAAACATATTTGAAAAAATATCTCTATGTTTTTTTAAAATTAAAGATACAAATATAAAATGTAATATTTTAGGTTTTGATAAATCATAAAATTGCGAATCTTCCATTTTTAAATTATCTGATAGTGTAGAATTTCTATACAAAAAGTGTCTATCGTTTGTATCTATAATATCAGTAAAAGATATCCCTATTTCATTATTCTCAGTAATAGTATCTGTGTGTGACGGTCTTTTTATAGGATACTTAGCATAAAAAATATTTCTTAATAAAAAATAATAAATATATATAATTTCATTATCTGGAATTGATTCATTTTGTAAAATTTTAAAAGTAAATTGCAATATATGATTTACAAGAGAATCGTCACCTTGTACATATGTAACCGCAAATTGTGAGAATTCAAAAAATATTATAATCATAACCATTCTTGCGATATGTTCATAGGCTCGTGAGGGTTTTTTTTCAGGTTCATCAGTATCATAAACCCAATTAAATGAAATACTTTCCCCATTTTGCAAATTTGTTTTTAATACTTTTTGAGCAATTTCAGTGTAATAATTTTGTTCATTGTCAGAAAGGACCCTGAGCTTTCCCTGAAATCTTCCATCCATATCTAAAAATATTTGATTCCAATTTATAGATAAAATTTGTTTATATCTAAAATAATCTTTCTTTTTTAATCCGATATTGAAAAATTTATGAATATCGGCACCTGTAATAGAGTTCTTGAACCATTTTCTTAAATATTTAATATCATTTAATTTACCTCTCAAACTAACATCAAAAAGTTTTTTGTCAATTAAAAATTTAAGATAATTATCAAACTTTTCCTTTGTTTTTGAATAATCTGGATGATTTAAAACGTTAGTTTGAATCCAATTTTCATCACTCGCTTTTTTAAAAGGGTTATCTGGTATTTGAGGGATTTCTTTAGATTTATTTTTAGACTCATCTTTACTATCACCATAATTAATACGATTGACATGTTTGCCGTGATAAGTCCATTTAGATACTTTTAGCGGGTCATCACATTGTAATTCCCCTTCATCATCAAGAACACATCTTAGAGTTTGCACAAGAGATTTTACATTTTTTTTTTGTATTATATTTTTTTTAATTGCTTTTCTGAGTATAGGTATTCTGGATGGATTGTGAGTATCATCTTCCTTAGAGACTGTAGGTTGGGTTAATGGATTAGTATTTGGTAACAAATCTGATACTGGTTCTGGTGTAGCTGATGGTTCTGGTTGTGGTGTTGTTGTTGGTCCATCTGATTCTGGTATAGCGTTTTTGAAAATAGGATAGTATTTTGACACGCTTTGACCATGGGTTAAAATACCCATATGTTTAGATTGACTTGAGAATTGTGTTTCCCATATTTTACTACAATTACCACATCTAAAGAGGGGTTTTTCTGGACTAACTGATTCTGGAATTAATATCTCTTCTTTGCAATTGGGACATCTAAATGATTTTGCACGGTCAACATCACCGGTTGTCTTAGATACTGGTTGAGGTTGGTCTTCTGTGGTGCATTTTTTAGATGTCTCAAGACAGGTCATATCTTTAGCTTGAGGAGACTCTCTTAATTGTTTAATATAAGCATCAACTTTCTCTAAAACCAGGGATGCTTTATTATGCAATTCTGTGGCTTGTTGTTCTCGTGTTTGACCTTTGGATTCACCACCTAGATTCCTATCAAAAGCTCGTTGTATTTCTTGAATTGCTATTTCTTTAACCTTATTAAGTGTTTGTATAGTTTTTTTTGGGTCTTCATTATGGAAATTATATTCCTCATTTTTAAGGATTTGTAGATATATTTTTCGAATTCCACTCATTAATATATATTGTGTATAAATTAAATATATATAATCAAACAAAATTTATATGGATGATTTTGATTTGAATATTGACAATTATGATTTAGAAGATATATTAAATTTATTTCATTTGGATTATAAATTTGAAAAAGAAAAGATGAAAAAAGCAAAAATGATGGCATTAAAAACTCATCCTGATAAGAGCGGTTTGCCAAAAGAAGTATTTTTATTTTTTATGAAGGCTTACAAAATGTTGGAAGCAATATACGAATATAGATATAAAAAGGAACAATGTGCTAAAAAACAAGAATATACGACAGAAGTAAATAATGAAAATAAAGAATTATTGAAAAAGTTAGATGGAAAAAGTGCAAAAGATTTTAATAAATGGTTTAACGAGATGTTTGAAAAGGTAAGAGTAAATGACGAGGATTTAGATTCGGGATATGGTAAATGGTTTAAATCAAATGAAGATTTGGACGAAGAAAAAATAAATAGTATGGCGGCAATGGGAGAAGCATTTGAAAAAAGAAAAGAAAAAAGTAGAGAATTAATATTACATAAGGAAATAACAGATGTAGGAGGAAGAAATGGTTATGATTTAACGAGAGGTAAGCCGGAACAATATAGTAGTGATATGTTCAGTAAATTACCTTATCAAGATTTAAAAACTGCTCATACAGAAACGGTGGTTCCAGTAACAGTAAAAGATTTTTTGGCGAAACCTAAATTTGAGAGTGTAGAAGGTTATGTTAGATATAGAGAGCAACACCGTCCAGATATGATTTCTTTAGAACAATCAAGAGAAATGATGAGAGATAGAAATATAAAAAATGATAGACAAAATACTGAAAGAGCATTTAGACTAATTAAAAGAGATGAGGAAATATCACAATCTAACAAAAAATGGTGGTCACATTTAAAACAATTAAAAAATTAATAAATTATATAATATATATATAATGGATATAGTAAAATATGTTTTAGCATTTATAGCAGTTACAACAGTAGGTATGTTGTATGATAGATACAGTAAAAAATTTTATGCTGACGACGAATTAGATAAATATCATTTAGTAAAAAAATATTTATTAAATGAGGGGGATTCTTTATTGGGAAAACCTTTTATATGGATACATACAGAACATAAAATAAATGCACGTAATTGGGAAAGTTTTAAATCAAGAAATACATTAGATTTAAATCAACCTTATAAAAATTTGTGTGTAAAATCAATAATGAAATATTGTGGAGATAGTTTTAAGATATGTTTGATTGATGATAGTTCATTTGGGAAAATAATCCCAGATTGGACAATAAGAATGGATGGATTAAGTGACCCAATAAAAAAACGAGTGAGAACATTAGCATTATCAAGATTGCTTCATACTTATGGAGGTCTTCTGATACCTAATTCAACAATAGTTGTAAGAGATTTACGAGGATTATATGATGAGTTATTAAATGATAAAGATATGTTTTGTGGTGAATTAATAAATAGAAGCAATACAAATATGTATAGTCGTTTTTTCCCAAGTCATAAGATAATGGGAAGTGTAAAGAATAGTTTGGGTATGAAAGAATTAATTGATTATTTAGGGCGATTAATTTCCAGAGATAATACTGACGAATCTACATTTGAAGCAAACATAAATAGATTTTTATATAAATTAACTGAAGAGGGTAAAAGTGGTTTGATAGATGGTAAAGAATTGGGTGTAAAATCAAAGTCAAATGAAGTAATATTGATAGATGATTGGTTAGGTGAAAAAGGTGTAAATGTGTGTAATAATAGTTTAAATTGTATAATATTACCGGATAAGGATATATTAAATAGAACAAAATATCAATGGTTTGCACGTATGAATGAAAGTCAAATACTCCAAGCAAATAATCAAGCGAGTAAATATTTTGTTATAAGTCTTGGTAAATAAAATACTTAATTTCATATTTTGATTTGGAATATTTGATATCAGATGTAAATGGTATATGATAATATTTACAAATTTGTCTTATAATAGTGACAAAATTTTTATATGTTTTGTCTCTTTCTAAATAATGATATTTAGATGGAAAATAATAATTTTTTAATTCCTCACAAAATTCATTTTCTTTTTTTTCCAATTTGATTCTTTTAAATGCTTCTTTGGAAAAAATATACTGGTTATTATTTAATTCACAAAATAATGATAGAAACTTAAAAAATAAAGTTTTAGGGTAGTCTTTTTTAAAAATTTGACTCATATATTTATTAAGCCTATTAAAATTTAAAAAAAAATTAAATTAACTTAACCAGTTCATTTGTAAAAAAGGCTAATTCAACTTCATTTTCATGTATGGTGTGGAAAAAAGCAATATATTTTAATATTAATTTTATAATTTTATATTTAATATTTTCCCCAATCATATCTGTAATCTTAATAAATGTAAAATAAGAATCTAATATGTCCATAACAGAATAACCTTTTTTATAAATTTTATAAATAATTTTTATAGCTTCTGTAATATTTCTATTATTATGCCATTCTACTGTATAATTTTCAAATTCGTAAAAACTAATATTAGTACATATTTCTCTCACTTTTTCCTTAGTTATAGGTATATTTAGTAATTTAAATTTTTCCATATAATTAATTAATAATCTAACAGAATTATTGCATATATTTAATATAAAATCTTCTGCATTATCTTTAATATTTATATTTTCATTAATTTTAATTTTATCATAAATTTTTTTCAAAAAATTTTTTTGTATTGGTTTAATTTTAATTAAAGTGCAACGAGATTGCAAACTATCAATAACTTTTTGAGTATTAGAACATGATGATAGAAAATGTACATTGTGACTATATTTATCGATACAATTTCTAAAAACTTGTTGGCTTTGATCATTAATAATATCTATATCATCTAAAATAATAAATTTTTTCTTTCCAAATATGGATGAAGGTGTTTGGCAGAATGTTTTAACTTCATTTCTATAATATTGTATTCCTTGTTCTTTTAGATTATTGATATATAAAACATTATTAATAGGTATATCTTTTAATTGATAATATTCTCTAATTGTGGCATATAATAATGAAGTTTTTCCAGAACCAGAATTACCAATAAGCAAAATATTCAAATTATTCATATTTATAAGAGTTTTCAGTAATTGAATATATTCATCATCAATTGTAAAATCATTAAAAAAAGTAGGTTGATATTTTTTTAAAAATTGTATATTCATAATAAATTAAGTAATAAAGTATTTAAGTTTATATTTATATATTTTACATATGGATTATTATAAAGTTTTAGGTGTAGATGAAAATGCAAGTGAGGAACAGATAAAAAAAGCCTTTAGAAAGATGTCTTTAAAGCATCACCCGGATAGAGGTGGAGATGCGGAACAATTTAAAAAAATAAACGAAGCGTATCAAATATTAGGTGATAATGAAAAAAGACGTGAATACATGTTGAGAGGAAAAAATCCATTTGTGAATATGAATGGTATGAATGGTATGAATGGTATGAATGGTATGAATGGTATGAATGGTATGAATCAAATGGACATAGATCCTATATTGAAAATGTTTTTTGGAGGAATGCCGGGAATGCCAGGAATGCCAGGAATGCCAGGAATGCATGGAATGCCAAATGTTCATATATTTAGGAATGGTAGACCAATAAATGTAAATACTATTCAAAAGCCAGCACCGATAATAAAAACAGCAATTATAACATTATCTCAATCTTTTTCAGGATTGACATATCCCTTATTGATAGAAAGATGGATTTTAATAAATAATGAAAAAAGATTAGAAAAAGAAAAAATTTACATAAATATTAAACAAGGAGTTGATTCAGGTGAAATAATAATAGTAAAAGATAAGGGTAATATTATAAACAATCAATTAAAGGGTGATATAAAAATTCATATAAAGGTTGAAAATAGGAGTATGTTTAAAAGAGAAGGTTTAAATTTAAAAATAAAAAAAACTATATCATTAAAGGAATCTTTAACTGGATTTACATTTGAGATTAAACATATAAATGGAAAAAAATATACAATAAATAATGATAGTGGGAATATAATTCCAGTAAATTATAGAAAAGAGATAGACGGATTAGGAATAACAAGAGATGGAAAAATGGGAAAATTAATTATAGAATTTTTAATAGAGTTTCCGGAAAAATTAACACCTGACCAAATCGAAAAAATTAAAGAAATATTATAATTAAATTATTACATTTTAATAATAATTTAATTAGGCTCCAGATATTCTTTTAGTAGGAATATCAGAAGATACAACATAAATGGAATTTTCAGTAATAATAATATACTCAGTTTCTACCTTGTAAATTTTAGATACAGGACTGGTGTATTCCTCCTCGCTTTTAACAAGTAATTTTTCACCTCCTTCTCTTACACCAATTAAAACTTCTTTATCACATGAAGCAGTCCAATAATCAAACATGATAGGTTTGTCTTCGACAATTCCTAATTTAGCACAGTGTTGTAATGTAGTTCCACTTGGGAGTCTATAATTTGCGGAGTTTTCTTGAGTTTCCTCGGTCATTATATATTAAAAATATTCTTTTAACCTTTAAATAGTTATTTATTTAAAAAAATAATATATTTAGAATAATAAATGAGTAATTCAAATAAATTTTCATTACATAATATTAATAATTATAATTCAAAATTAAATTCATTAGATAATGAAGTAACAAATGAATTTTGTAAAATAGTAAACGAATATTTATTTCATATCAATGATAATATTATGATTCAAAACATAAAATATTATATTTTTATTATAATTAGAGGATTGAATATGTTAAAACATATTTTCAATGTTCTTCTATTATACACTAAAAATTTAAGCGTAACAGTTCATCATTGTAAAAAAGCTTATTTATTTTATGTTGAATTCATAGGTCAAATAGGAAATGATAATCATTCTTATTTACAATTAAATTCAAAAGATGCAATATTATTTGTTTATAAAAAAACAATATTTGAAATTAATAATGAGTATAGAAAACAATATCACTTAAATAATCATGTTGAAAAAAAAATTTTTGAATATATAAATAAATTTTCAACAGTTTATATAGAAATTTTAGAATTTGTATTAGACAATGATAATATGAATTTAGAATCAAAAATGAGTTATGTTATGTACATTCAAAAAATGTCAAATAAAATAATTAATAAAATTACACTTTCAAATAAAAATTTATTATCGAAGATAGAAACTTGTGATAAATATATTTATTATAAAAATTTATTAGAAACAAAAAATATTAAAATAGATGAATGTTTATTTTTTAATTTAAGCAATTTTTTTATAAAAAAAATACAAAATAAGACAATAAGTAAAAAACAAATATATGAAAAATTATATGATAATTCGTGTGATATTAATATAAAACAAATGTCTCCTTTAAAATTCACAAATTGGTTATTTAATGGTAAATAATACGGTTTTCTTTCTTATTTTTTTTACAGCAATTTTTTTAGTGGTTGTATTATTTTTTAAACATATATCAAGATATTCTTTTTTTAAAATATTCTTTAAAAATGAGTATATTTTATATAATATATTTTTATTGCAATTTCCTACAATTAGAACGCTTCCTGTTCGAAATATCATAAAAGATATTTGTGTCCACCCTTCATCATAATGATTATTTTTTACACCATTTTGTATATCTTTTTTTGGATGATAATAAAATTTGCTTTGTATGCCAGGATATGAACAAGGGTCATATGCTGCACTAATACCATATTTATGTTTAAGAAGTTTATATAGTTTAAATCTATCAATATAAAATCCACAAGTAAAATTGGAATTTATTAATACAGTAGATATATTTTCTTTATTATAATCTAAATCCGGTTTAGTTAATGGTTTTAATATGGATACTAATTTATCTAATGTAATATCTAATAAATCATCATATTGAATTCCTGGAATTTCTAATTTTCCCGTATTGAAAATTTTTATATGAACTTCTTTATACACATTTTTGTATAATATTCTTAAAATAACTGCAAAACAATTATAAAACGCCCCTTTTTTCTTTTTTCTATAGGAAATCAAATCTTTTTTACTGAGTCCAATATCTATTTTTCTTATATCTTTAAATTTTACTTTTCGTGCGTTTGGATTATTAACTTTTGATAAAACCGTTACTTCTATGTTTGTTGAATTTGTTATTTTTGTTTCCAGTTCTTCTACTTCTTTATCATTATTACAATTTATTTTAATGCATTTTTTAATAATTCCATTTTCTGGATTATAATAATCAATTACTGGTAATTCCCAGAAAGTTTTATATAAATTGATTTTACTATTTAAATAGGCTATTTTAGTTTGAGTAGAGATATAGATATCGCTACATTTAGGAATATCACTCATTTGATTTTGTATAACTTTTTTTTGAGGCATATTATCTATAACACTATTAGTATTGGTTGTATTTTGAAAATTCATCCATTCATCATCTAAACTCATTTATAATACATTTCTTTATATTAGTTTTAAATCAATTTTATTTTCTATATGTCTATATAAATGGAAAGTTCATCAATTACTTACACGAAACCTGAAAGACTCAAAAAAAATAATAATGACATTTTAGAGAATATTTTCGACGAATATTCTCTAAAAAGAAATAGATTTAATCCAAAAAAACCATCTCCTAATATGTTTAACAAAAAATTACAACACAGAATGAAAGTATATTACAATTCATTATATACTACATCTAATTCTTCCAATAAATATTGAATTAAATAACTCTCTTTTACATTATTATTATGAACTATATACTGTAAAGACGTCAAAAAATTTTCATTGATTATATCGGATTTATTTGTTATTAAATAACCAACAAATCGTATTAAAAATTGTTTTCTTTGAATATTATATTTTTTACATAAATTTTCTATTATTTCTTTTTTTTTCTTTTTTTTATTTTTTAATGATTTAATTAGTTTATCCAAAACTTTGTTTGTTAATATATTTTTTATTACACCGATATTATTGTGATTTGATTGTAGATAATTTATCATACTTCTTATATCAGATTTAAATCTTAATTGTATTCCTTTTATTTGAGACGGTTCAATATTTAATTTCTCTTTTTTTACTATTTTATCTAAAAATTTATATGTATCTTTTTTAGGTAGTTGGCAAAAACGCAATCTTATAAATTCATTTTGTAGTGCTGTATCAATCCTACTTATATAATTACATATTAAACAAAAACGAATATTTTTACTATATTGTTGAATTAAATATCTTAATGCTTGTTGTGCGTTTTTTGTCATATAATCAACTTCATCTAATATTACAAATTTTATACCGTTGCCAAATAATGTTTTTGTATTTACAAACTGATTAATTTGATTTCTTATTACATCTATGCCTCTATCGTCACTCGCATTTAAATGTATCTTTAATCCCTTTCTCTTTTGATTGTAAAACTGTTGATATTTATCAATTAAATTAATTATTGTCGTTGTTTTACCTGTACCAGGTGGTCCATAAAATAATAAATTGGGAAAATTATTTTGAGATACAATATTTTCAAGTAATGTTCTATTTAGCGGTTCTAATACAATATCATCAAAATTTGTTGGTCTATATTTTTCAACCCATGGACGCGTATCTGTTTTTTCTGTCATAATAATTATATATTTTAAATACTTTTTAATCTATTTAAAATATATATTAATAAATGTCTTGGGAAAGTTTTTTAAAGGATATAAAAGAGGGTGATGATATATGTATTTTTACAATAGGTAGAATGCATCCTTTTCATAAGGGACATAAAGAATTAGTATGTGATGTTATGCGTAAAACAAAACAAATAACTGATATGGGTGTTAAAGCAACTGCTTATATTTATTTATCAGCTACAAATGAAGAAAATAGATGGATTACAAGCGATAAAATAATTAAAGATTATTTACAATCAAAAAAAAGAATGTCGGATAGACAAAAGAGAATTGGAGAGAGAGAAGTAAATAAAATTAAAAATAAAATAAAAATATCGGAACCATTGCCCACAAGTTATAGATTAACTTTTCTACATAAAATGTTGGAAAAAAACTCATGTGGGGAAAATTTCACTAATCCAATTGTTTTATACGATCAAAGTGTAACATCATTAGGAAGAGATTTAAGAAAATTCTCAATTGGAAGGAAAATTACAAAAGGAAGTAAGAAAAGTGGAACTCTCGCTGTTTCCAACTCTATTATGGTTCGGGATAGGCATGGTAATTTACCTTCAATAAAATGTCTTAATTTTTTGAAGAATATACGCAAACACGATAAAGTTATTTTATTGGTAGGTAGTGATAGAGTTGAAGCATTCAAAAGATATAATGAGCAAAAAATGAATGAATTATTCGGTGATGGGAACGCATTTATATTACAGTCAGGAGGTGAAAGAGGAGATTCTGGTGAAGGTGATAAAGCATTAGATGAATTAGAAGTTTTATTTGCGAATATGTCTCTTGATGATGATAATTCTGGTGAAAGTAAAGTTCCAGTAAGAGAAGATTATTCCGGATCGTTATCCAGAAAAAAAGCATTAGGAAAAAAAGACGATATAAAACAATTTTTACATATGATAGATTATAGTCCTGATGATGATATAGGCGATATAGAAAAGTTAATCATAAAAATAAGAGATGTTAATGGTGTTTCAAATAAATATGTAAAAAAATATATTAGAGAAGCTGTAGGAGAATTTGATTATGACGACGCCCTTGCCGGATTGCGGCGCTTTGTAAAAAGTGGAGAAGAAAGAAAAAGAGAAAGAGAACAAAGAGGATTTGGTAGAACCAGAAAAAGAAAAAGAAAGAAAAGAAAACGCTGCTCTAAAAAACGTTTGAAAAAGAATATGATATGTCATAGAGGAACTAAAAAAAAACTCAGAAAACTTCGTAAATTAACAAAAAAATTAAAAATACGATTAACAAGATGTAGTAAAAAAAGATTAAAAAAATGGAAAGTAAAAAAAAGTCGTAAAAAAATGTAATTAATTTTTATTTAAAGATATAAAAATTAATTTATTATAAATGGGAAGAATAACTAAGGAGTTTTTTGATAGATTCAACATTGATAAAAATTTAGATATATTTTTTGAAACAGGAACTTTTACAGGTGAGGCAATTTCTCATTTATTAAAGAATTATAATATATTTAATGAATATCATAGTGTTGAAATAGATACAAAGAGATATGATAATTGTTTTGAAAAATTTAAAAACAATGATAATGTAGTTCTGTATCATGGAGATTCTCAAGAAGTTTTAAAAAATAAATTAGGCGATGCACATTTTAAAGACAAAAAATTATTATTTTGGTTGGATGCTCACTGGATGGGTGATTCTTCCTCTCAGGGTGATACACATTGTCCATTATTAGACGAACTCGATAGTATAAAACAACTTAATGTAAAACCAGTTATTGTTATAGATGATTTATTTTATATGTTAAATCGTAATGATTCGCGATATCAAAATCCTGAACATGATAATGTACTTAATAAATCCAATGAATGGCCTGAATTAAAACAAATAAAGTCAAAAATATACGAAATTAATAAAAATTATAAAATAGATTTATCTTTAATTGAAGGAAAAGAAGATTATTTAATTGCACAATAATTTAATCTGCTATAATAATTTCTAAATCTTCGGTAAGTGTATTAACTCTTATACCATTAGTGACAGGCATTCTGTTTGAATTTTCATCTTGAACTAAAGTTATATCCGGAAAAACAGAAGCTGTTAAATGACGAATATGACCATAGTCTCTAATGCACCCACAACACTGATAATATATTGTTATAGCAAAAACACCACAAGCTATAGCTAAAAGAATAAAGGATAAATCACCCATATATTTATTAAAATCTTAGTTTTAATATTATATTAAAAATTGATATAATTTTATATAATATTAAAAATATTTAATGAATGGATATTAATAATATAAATATGGGATATTTAAAAATTATTTTAGGTTCTATGTTTGCCGGTAAAACAACTGAATTAGTAAAAGAATATAAACGTCACGAATCTTGTGGATTTGAATGCTTATTTATAAATCATAAAATAGATACAAGATATGTTAAGGACGAAAATAAAACTTCCACTCATGATAGAGTTTTCATTAATAGTATTAATATAGGAGATAATTTATTTGATTTCTTTAAAAAACAAAGCTTTCTTGATAGATATGATGTTGTTTTAATTAATGAAGGACAATTTTTTCAAGATTTATATAAATTTGTAGATTATATTGTAAATTCTCTCCATAAAAAAGTTTATGTTTGTGGTTTAGATGGAGATTATAAAAGAAAAAAAATAGGTTCTATATTAGATATAATTCCATTATGCGACGATGTAATAAAACTCAAAGCTATTTGTAGTAATTGTAAAATTAATGATGGTATATTTACATATAGACTAACTAAAGAAAAAGAGCAAATTGTAGTTGGTGTTGAAAATTATTCTGTTCTTTGTAGAAAATGTTACAATAGTATGAACCAGATATTTCCTGTTAATTAAACGCACAAAATATATTTTAAAAGTATTTAAATTAATAGTGTTATTTTTTGATATAAAATGACTGAACAAAAAAAAGTTCCTAAAAAAAGAGGCAGAAAACCAAAAAAAAAAAATTTAAATGAACCCAAACCTCCTCCTAAAAAAAGAGGTAGGAAACCCAAAGGTGGTAAAATTATTAAAAAAAATCAAAAATTACCAAAAAATGAAATTATACACAAACCTAATATAATATTACATTTAAAGTGTAATTCTAAGGAGTTAGATACATTACAAGATTTTAATACATCATATAATCCTTCTGTTTCTAATCCAGAATCTTATAATATATATCAAAATAATAAATTAGGAGAATTACATTATAAAGAAATTAAACAAAATACACTATTGACAAAAACTGATAATATTATTGTAAATGATAAACATATAACCTCGTGTAGTAATATAAATACTGTTCCCAATGAGGAAAATATAAACATAAAAGAATTATGGAGTAAATTAAATATTCTTAAAAGAAATTTACGAACAAATAATGTTTCTGATAAAAGGTCTGCCTGCTTTTGGTGCACATATGAATTTGATAATCCTGCTGTTCATATTCCAAAGCAGTATAATGGTGATGTATTAGAAGTATATGGTTGTTTTTGTAGTCCTGAATGTGCTTGTTCATATTTAAAAAATGAACAATTAGACGATTCTACAAAATGGGAAAGATATGCTTTATTAAATAATGTTTATGGAAAAATTTATGAATATTCAAAAAATGTAAAACCAGCTCCAGACCCGCATTATACATTAGACAAATATTACGGTAATTTATCCATTCAAGAATATAGAAAATTATTAAGAAAAGAAAGAATTTTTATGGTTGTTGATAAACCCATGACGAAAATACTACCAGAATTATATGAAGAAAACAATGAAATACCAAATGTGTACAATAATATATTAGATACCAAACAATCTAATAATACTAAGTTTAGGTTAAAAAGAAATCAACATAAACAAACTAAAGCAAATGCTTTAACTAATACTTTTAATTTATAATGAAAATAGTAATTTACATTATAAATTTATTATCTCATTTTTTTCTTTATTAGAAGTAACAGGTTTATTTTTCATTTTACTATAAATATTTCCGGGCAATAATTCTCCAGGGCATAATGGATTTTTACAATCTTTATCACACGTTACTACTCCTGGAGGATTATATTTACATATAGGATATAGTTTTTTTACTTCTAAAAATTTTTCATAAACATTTTTTAAATATTCTGTTTTTTTTTCTTCTTCTTCTTTTCTTCTTAAATAACCTGCATTTGCTGTATCCATAAAATTTCTTATTTCGTACATCATTTTTTCATTTGTGCTTTTCTTGTTATCATCTTTCTTTTTATTAAAATTAGGATTCAAATATTCTTTAATAACATTCATATAATTCCCTTCCCATTTATCTAACTTTTCTTTACACTCTTCTTCTGTGTAATTTGTTTGTGACTTTATTAAAGCTATAGCACCATCATATCTCTTAGAAGCATTCATATAAATAAAAATATAATATAAAAAACAATATTAAACGATATTCAATAATTATAATTACATGGAATATTATAGTATGAATAAGACCCATAAACAGGAATTATCTACGATGTTAAAAGAAATTAACAGCGTTATAAATAATCATTTAACTAATATTTTAACTCCAGTTTTAGAAGAAACAAATAGTATTAATAATATATTACTAAATGTGCCTATGATTGCTAAAATGAGAGATGATTTTAACATATTAAATCAAAAATTAGTTGAAACCAATTCTTTAAATAAAGAATTGCAAAACGAAATTAACTCTCTAAAAGATGATTTAAAAACTGCATATGATAAAATTCAAAATATCAGATTAGAAGTTAAAGAATTACCAAATAACACCGATAAAGAAACATTAAATATTCCTTACAACTCATTTGTATCTAATAATAAAATAATGGAAAATAATCCTGTTCGTTTGGCAGACGATACAAAGTTAAATTATTTTTCGAATATGATTTCAGGGGATGATGATGATGATGAGGATGCAAAAATGATACATATTGACAATTTAAATCTTTCTTCGGAAGAACTACGAGATTGTCATGAGGAAGATGATGACGAAGATGACTGTCTTAAAAAAGCAGTAGCAAAAACACTATTAAAGGCACAACAAGCAGGAGATTATGCGACAATTGATACTGCCAGCGAAGAAGAGGACGATGATGAGGAAGAGGAGGAGGAGGAAGATGATGATGATGAGGAGGAAGATGATGAGGAGGAAGTGGAAGTTAATCAGGAAGATGATGAAGAGGAGGAAGTGGAAGAGGAGGAAGTCGATGATGAGGAGGAGGAAGTTGAAGAGGAGGAAGTTGAAGAGGATGAAGACGATGATGCGGAGGAGGAGGAAGTCGATGAGGAGGGAGACGATGATGCGGAGGAGGAGGAAGTCGATGATGAGGAGGAGGGAGACGATGATGCGGAGGAGGAAGTTGAAGAGGATGAAGACAATGATGCGGAGGAGGAAGTTGAAGAGGAGGAAGTGGAAGAGGAGGAAGACGATGATGAGGAGGAGGAAGTGGAAGAGGAGGAAGTGGAAGAGGAGGAAGACGATGATGAGGAGGAGGAAGTTGATGAGGAAGATGATGAGGAAGATGATGAGGAAGATGATGAGGTCGAAGATGTAACTATAAACGGTATTAATTATTTGGCAACAAATACAAAAAATGGAATTATTTATAAATTAGATAGTGAAGGAGAAGTTATGTATGATGATGATAATGAACCAGTTGAGGCAGGACAATACAAAAACGGAATTCCAAAACTATTCAATTAAATTTAATCTGTCAATATTATAATAATGGCATTTGAACTTTTATGTCCTCCAGCTTTAATTTATTTAATATTTTCTTTAACACAAATTGTAATAGATACTATAAATGGATTGTATAATACCGCAGTTATAAAGATATGGGTATCATTTATATTTACAATTTTATTAAATTACTTATGTAACTTAGGTTTAGGAATAATATCATGGGTAATAGTATTTATTCCTTTTATTTTAATGACAATTATAGTATCAATATTATTATTAATGTTTGGTTTAGATCCAACAACTGGAAAAATAAAAATACAAGATATGAATGATAACAATAAAACAGATGTGAAAAAGACAACAAATTTAGGGGTTGATTTAAGAGACCAAAGTAAAAAAGCAAAAGAAATATTAGCTAATTCGTTATTATCTTATTCAGAAGAAGAGCAACAAGTGAGTATGACAACAAATTATGCAAATAGTAAAAGTTATTTAGATATAAATATGTATAAATTAATGGTCTATGAATTATCAAATGTTTTATCAAATATAGGAGAACAAGAAATGTCTGTTTATTTTAAAACTACAGCATTGAAATGTGCGTATGAATCTTCTGATTTATCAGTGGAAGAAGAAAAGAAAAAATTAGTAAATTGTTATCAAAAAATATATGAAAAAATAAATGAATTACCAGAGGAAAGAAGAGAACGTATAAAAAATACAATGGATACTTTTATAAAAAATATTCAATAAATAAACAATTTAAAAATTATATATTATTTACTTAGTAATATATAATGTGGACAACACTTTATTACATATTTGGTGCAAGTGCGGTAAGTACAATAAGTTTTGGTTTATTGTATTATTTAGATAGACCGAGAGCTCAAGAGATAACTCAAGAATTAAGTTGGAATACAGTAAAGCTTTATCATAAAATAAATTTAGAATATTCAAAAATAAAAAAAAAATATTGTCTTGATAATGTCAAAGAATCAAAAAGTGATGATGAAATGGAAGATTATTATTTAGATAATGATGATTTTGAAATAGAAGGAGATTACGAGTTTATAGGTTATAATTTAGGTAATATACATATAACAAAATATTCAAGTTTCAATATTGAAAATAACAATTATATAAATGAAACAGATTTTGATTTAATGTTTGTGAAAAAGAACGATACTAAATTATATAAAAGAATAAAAAACAAATGCGATATAAGAGGCGATATAGATATATCTAAAATAGAAAAACCATTTATTCAAGTAGAATTATCTCTTGAAAATATGGATGAAAATATAACAATTCACAAAAATTTGGAAAGTTTTTATGTAAATGATAATGATATATTGGATGAAACATTTTTAAAATGGTATGCAAAAACATTTTACGATTTAACAGTAAGTGAAAATTATAAATTAAATATAATTGATTCTGATATAAATATGTTTAACATAAATAATGAACAATATTTACAAATAAAAAACGATGATAAAAGTAATTATAAAATTATGAAGATTGAATAATTAATATATATTTATGAAACAAATATAAATAAAATTGATTATAATTAATACATAATGGACGTATCCCAAATAATGGAATCTCCATCCGCGGTTGAATCACACTTCTTGCATGATAAATGGGTTTTATGGGCTCATTTACCACACGATACAGATTGGTCTCTATCAAGTTATATAAAAATAATGCAAATATCTACAGTAGAAGATATTATATCTTTAATTAATAGTGTTCCCGCCTTAATGGTAAAAAATTGTATGCTTTTCCTAATGAGAAAAGATATAAATCCAACTTGGGAAGATCCAAAAAATAGCGAAGGTGGTTGTTTTTCATTTAAAGTTTCAAATAAAAATGTTCCATCTGTTTGGAAATCTTTATCGTATTTATTAACTGGTGAAACTTTGTCAAATGATTCAAAATTTCAAGAAAGTGTAACGGGTATCACAATATCTCCAAAAAAATCGTTTTGTATTTTAAAAATTTGGTTAAGTGGTTTAAATTATCAAAATCCAAAATTAATAGCAAAAATAACAGGTTTAGATTTTAGAGGATGTTTGTTTAAGAAACATAAACCAAGTTATTAATTATAACATATATATATATATAATGAATAAAATGAAAGTTTATGCTGAGGGAGTAGCAAGAGCTTGGCCAGTAATAATTATAATAGTTCCTTTTTTGTCTTATTTTTTAACAAATGATATTGATT